TGTCGTTTTTGAACGACTTTTTCATTCTATACATATAGAATAGAAAAGTCGTCTAAATCTTTGCCGAATCAAAAATCCGAAAATTTATGCAGTCAAGTTAAAATCATAATTTTGGTAATTAGCCCGTATACGAGTGAACACGATTTTTTCGCAAAATTCTCCGTAGCTTTTTTGGATTTTGGACATTTATAAATGTCCAATTTTGAAAATTGCGGCCTACTTTTGTTGGAAAAAATCAAAAGGGTACAAATGAACGACTTTTTCCATTCTATCGTTCGTTGATTTGTCGTTCGCGTCGAGTGCAATAATTTACACTATTCTCGAACATGTATTACCATATATGGTGCGAAACTATCATAACCAATGAATATAGAATTTTACGACTTTTTCATTCGAAAAATATAGAATGGAAAAAGTCGTCGTGTTTTCTTTGAAAAAAGTATGCAGTCAAGTTAAAATGATAATTTTGGTAGTTTGCTCGTATACGAGTGGACTCGATTTTTTCGCAAAATTCTCTGTAGCTTTTTTTGGTTTTTGGACATTTATAAATGTCCAAATTTGAAAATTGCGTCCTACTTTTGTTGGAAAAATCAAAAGGGTACACCCACCACAGACAAAAGGGCGCTATTTAGCTAGTATATGGTAACGAACCGACATACATATATCATCATTACTGACTCGATCATGCAGTACTGCGCTTTTTCGGCGACTTTTCGGTTCAATCGCGGTTCAAAAAAGCGTCACCGAGTGCAAAAATATGCGTCAAAAATCATATATACAATGCATATATGATGTGTCATGTAACGGTGCGTAAAACTGGCGACTTTTCGGCGATTTTTCCGTTCAATCAGATTGAACCAAAAAAGTCGCCGAAAAAACGCGGATGAAAAAGTATGCAGTCAAGTTAAAATCATAATTTTGGTAGTTTGCTCGTATACGAGTGGACTCGATTTTTTTACAAAATTCTCCGTAGCTTTTTTGGATTTTGGACATTTATAAATGTCCAAATTTGAAAATTGCGTCCTACTTTTGTTGGAAAAAATCAAAAGGGTACTATCGACCACAGACAGAAAGGTACTTTGTAAATGTGTTTGGAAATGAAATCCAATATATAAAGAATTTCATTTACTTAGAAAATAGCTAACATGATAGCTGGTTAAATACAAACTTGAAACTTGGCATACATTTAAAATAGTATATTATTTTCTACGTTTATATGTTTTTTTTCGGGAAATCTTATATTTTCTTTTTGATTTTTTTGCACGTTTAGATTTACTATTTTTGTATCTTGATGATCGTTTATTGCCTCCATAAGAAACAACCCTTGTCATTTTAATATTTGTATCAATAGTGAATTTTTTACCATCGTACACTTCCCAATAATCACTTTTTGATGATGGAGTTGGTGAATTTGTTTTCCAACGCGCTATAATACTCTCATTATCTATACTCAAGTAAGCATTTGGTATTTCATGTTCTTTACATACTACCCAGTATGGGTGGATAAAACAAAGCCATTTTCTATTTTCTTCACAATAATATGTGTCCGAATTCTGATCAAAGTTTATATTATCACCAAAATCGTCTTTTATATCTACTGTTGGTTCTAATAGTTTTTTTTCATAATCGCCATTTATTTCAGATTGTTTTCCAGTTGCGCCTTCAATACTATAACGAACAACTTGACTCTTAGTTACTTCATGACCATCTATATCATCTGTATCTACCGCGGCATATTCTTCGCCATCATCTAGTGTAACCTTTGTTCCCTCAGCACTCATTATTTAGTTATATCATATGATTATATAATTTTTATTCTAAATATTTTATAAAAATTGAGCATTGCATAATTTACACCAATGAAGATTTAAATCCGCCCACACAATGGACATTTTAATTCATTTATCGGTAACGTTGTTTTTGAACACTATCTGCACAAAGTGCGGATTACAAACTTCAAAGGTGTAAAATAACAAACTATGGTTAACAAAAATCACTATTTTGTTCCAAACAACCATCAATTGCGCATTTCAAGTCTGCAATACGCCTCTTCCACCAATTCCACGCACCCACTTGTTTCTCATGCAATTCATCCGGATTTTTTAACAATCGCCTACATTCAATGATAGCATCATCCCATGTTTCCACCAATATAAATGGATGATTTTTCTCGTAAAAGAAACACACATCCAGCTCCGCCCTGGGTCCGGCAATGACAGGCAATGCTCCTGATATAATAGCCTCGTATATACGAAAACAATTATGACTATGGTTTCCCTTGCCAACAGGAACAAAGACACTTTCTTTGTAAATTTCGTACATTTCCGGTTTGTCTACTCCGGATCGAAATACATACTCTCCCAATTCGGAACTAGTAAATCGATCGCGCATAATCTCCCGATCATTTCCGCACAACCATCCAACATTCCCGATAAACGACCACACATATTTCCGATCCATGCTTTTCTTTGGAAAAGAAAGAGTATGAAATGCTCCGCGAATCATATTGTTTGTGTATCCAAGAGGCGCGCATGCTACATTGGTATATTGAGACAAATTATGATGAGCATGATGATAATGACGTATCAACAATTTTGTATGCCTAGATATATCATTATAATGTGTATCTTGTCCCCATTCATCCGATAACATAATAGTAATCATGGGTTTCATTTTCTGAACAAGCCAATTTATTTTTATACTATCAATCCAATTTGTAGAAAATACAATCGCGCATGTTTCAGGAGAGATTTCATGTTTATCCCAATATTCTTGGAAAGAATCTGTGCCATGATCAAAATACCACGTTGCTTCGGGATGCGTAATATTATAAAAACGACTCTTTGGAAACAACTCGTATCGAATAAAATCATTCTCCCAACCAATATCAGAGGACAAATAAATAACCGGTATAGTATGATTATCCATATATAAATAATTGTGTATATATTACAATCTTTATGTCTCTATGATTGGAAATAAATGATTTCTCATGAAATAGAATATCGCGGCGATATATAGAAGAAGACCTTGGATGAATTTTCAACAACCTATTGGAGAACAAATTCAAAAAATGGATATACAGGGAAAGATGGGAGAAACAGTAGATGCCGCCAAAGAAGCCGCTGCAGGTGCTTATGGAAATTTCTCAGAAACCGTTGCCAATACGAAAGAATCCGTAACCAATGCTCTAGACGAATTTTCCGGAAAATCTTTGGGTGAAGCAGGTCAAGATTTTTTGCAAACCAATACCATCATTGCAAAATTCGTATTTCTTATCTTGGTCGTGATTGGGTTTATGCTTCTATTGAATTTAGGCGTTTTGATCATGGGATATTTCACCTCTCCACCATCGAGTCCGTATGTCATTTCCGGACTCATCAATGGCAATAATAGTGCCCTGATTCCACAAGATCCCAAGAACAAAACATCCGTGCAAGTCAATCGCTCCAACAATCAGACGACAGGCTTAGAATTTACGTGGTCTGTTTGGCTACAAATCAACGATATTGCATATGGAAACGCCACGCGTTATCAACACATTTTCAACAAGGGGGATCAATCGTGGGATAGTTCAGGCGTAGCAAAAGTCAACAATGGTCCAGGATTGTATTTAGACTGTTGTAGCAATTCCCTTCACGTCGTGATGAGCACAGTAAAAACATCCAACCCCATGGAAACTGTAGATGTGAGCAATGTTCCGCTCAATAAATGGTTCAACTGTATGATTCGAATGGAAAATACCGTGATGGATGTTTATATCAATGGAACCGTCGCATCGAGACTTGTTATGAAAAATGTTCCCAAGCAAAATTACAACGATGTCTTGGTTTGTCAACAAGGAGGATTCTCGGGATCACTCGCCGATTTACGATATTTCGATCATGCCCTCTCTGTAATGGACATTAATAGTGTCATTGTAGCCGGTCCAAATACAAATTCGGCCGGTTTAGGATCAAGTTATACCTCTCTCGGATATTCTTACTATTTATCCAATTTGTGGTATGCTTCAAAAACATAATAAGTATTCTAACAATAGTACAAATAGAGGAATGGGGGATAACAATTGTAAAGGTATACTGGAAACTCGTCGGCGCCTCAATAATTTAAACATACCTCCATCGAGGTTTTCATTGGTATCACCCTACCCGCAATATACCGAAGATCAGTTGAATATGCGACGAAAAGCTGAAGTGTTACAATACAGAGGAAATCAACAAAATACAAAAACAAATAGTTTAACAAAGGCAGAACGATGGGCGCAGCTCGTAAATGGCAATTATCAAAGCCGATATATATCGCAACACGCAGTCGCTGCATTGACACCACAAAATAATTCATCATTGGTATGTCCATATGATGAAATTATTGCGACACCGACATCATCCAGTGATGTTCCTGGGCCAGTAGTTTATCTGCATCTTGATCCAGCAGTCCCTCTATATAATTACAGTTCAGGCAACATTCGATCCTATTCCGAATTCAATCAGACCAATGTTCAGCCATGGAATCTCTATGTACAGAATAATTTGGCAATTACGACAGATCAAACCAGTAGATTTGGAACTACTAACAATATCATTACAACCGACATTAGCAATACTGCATTTACCATTGCCATTCGAAATATTGATCAAACCTCTTATATCTTTTCAATCGTCATGCCATTGGCCATCTATATCGATGGATTCGGTTCTAACTATGCTACCAATACGTCGGCAAAAACAATGAGCGTTTCTATTACCAATGTTTTTCTTACAGTTTTTTACAATGGTTCACCCATTTCACCAAGAAGTGACTATGTTTATTCACCACCGACCAATCTCTCATCCATCGCGATTGATCCAACGTCCATCCCAAAAATGACACCCTTTAATGCACTTCAATTTATAGGAAACTTGACTATATCGAATATCAATTTATTAACACAACAAGGATACGTCTATGATTTTTCCTTGAAATTCACTCTTTCTATTACAAACACTTCGTTCAATACAATAAGCAGTGCGAGTGTTCTTTGTAATTATAGTGCATTGTCGAATGCTTCGCAACAAACCAATTGTATAATTACATCTACACCTTCCACTGATGTGATCCAGCCATTGGATTTTATGGGCGTGTAATAAAATAGGTAGGCATGTAAAAAATTGAAATGATGTTGTCTTTGTCAATCACAAGACAATATCGAACCGCAACAAAAATGTCTATTTTACCAAACGAAATTCAAGAGAAGACGTTGGCGAATGGAAAAACCTTCCGCATCTACCGCTATTTAGATAAGCGCATTGTCCATCGTCTTTGGGATGCTCAGATCCTCGAATGGAAGAGGGGGTATGGTGGCCCATGTTGTCAATATCTAAACGAGTATGCTCTCGTGTATGGTGATCGGTTGGATGCGTTCACTGGCCTGATTGACCCCGAAACCCATGAGTTTCAAGGATCCGTCCTGACTTTATGGCCAAGGTCTGTCGATGTGATCGAACTAGAAACGGATAAAGACAACTTTATCGATGTCTTGCACTATGCATCGGGACGCGTTGTTCATATTGACATGGAAGGCAAGGTCTTTGATTGGCCGACTGGATACGACGGGCCGTGTAGCGAGTATACAGACGTGAAAACCTACAATGATAGTCCAAGCAAAGACATCTTTACAGGTACGGTCGATCCAAAGACCCATTTGCGCCAAGGATTCGGAAAGCGCCGTTACTTTAATGATCCCGATGCGCCTCCTATGCCAAATGGTTGGCTCAATCGTAGACATGAAAATTTGAATTATATGTTTAGTGGTCACTTTGTAAATGGCGAAATGGCAGGTGAAGGAACCATGATATACATTAATAATTCAGCGCATAGAGGAACATTTGACAAGTATGGCATTCGAAAGATTCATCCAGTCGCATGTGAAACCATGTATGAAGGACAAGCTACCAAAGCCAACACCGTGAACATCCTCTCCTGTCCATCCATCATGCTTCCTGCATCCATTCGGTTTAATAATGATAGTGGCGCCGATATTTTGGAATACCACGATGGACGCGTTCTCACCTTTTCCGCCAAGGGCAAGCGAACATTCTCGAAAGCATCAAAGTATCAATAAAAGAATCAAAGAATCAAAGAATCAAAGAATCAAAAATAATAATGTTTAGGGAATATATAGAAAAGATCATGGAAAATGGACGAATGATGTTGTTGCACGCCGTAGTAATCGGCATTTTGTTATACATTTTTATGTTTTTTGTTCTTGGCCAAAGACAAACTATGGCTGAAAACAGAAGTATTCTATTGGCTGCGTTGGTACTAGTGTATATGATTCTATTTGGTCATGGGTTACCCAAGTCAATCAACAGAAATTTGTTTTAAGAGCTATCGCATTGTAAGCAGCTATTGTATATTATTAGAATAATTATAATAATATAGTGGTAATGACACGGTCAAACTAATAGGTAGGATTCGACTCGTACTGATGGTTTTGATTGGACATGTATGAATTTTGCGTAAATGTAGGGTTCAAACACATTTTTTGCGTGGGGTACACTTGACCGGACAAGCACTGGTCTTGTTCATCAACATCAATACATCCCCGTCTGCCTTGGTATTCACCGACCAAACACCAGCCACGTTTTCCTGCAGTAATAGGTTGTTGAATGGGATTACCATAATCATCTGCCTTGGGCGGATTGTTCGAAATGCGCGAACGATTGAGTGCAGCGTCTAAATTTTGTTTCAATGGACCGCCAATTGCTCCAGCTCCGGCTCCGCCAATCAGATTTCCAACGTCGTGAACAGTTCCATTGGCAATATCTAAACCAACCTTTGCGGTATTTGTTACAACATCTGCAGAACGGTTCAAGACACTTCCTACAGTGTATCCAAACAATCCCAAGATTTGTCCAACAATCGGACCAAAAATAGAAGTAATCGTTTGTACAGTATTTCCGGCAATCAATACAAGATTTATTCCTAAAAACGATAAAACGAGCAATACGACCAAGATTATAATAATGGCATTTTGATTGGTAAACATAGAAGGTCCCGATTCAGCACTGTTACTATTGCCAAAGCCCATGTTCATTTGCGGAAGTTTAGGGATAGTTGGACCGCCAGTATTTGTATTTTCTTGGTATGCATTCATATTTGAATTACGTCTTCTCTGTAATACGATATCGTAAGAAATTTATCTCGTCGTATTGAAATATCTGCGTATTTCGTTCAAGAATGAATAAAAATGTATAAAAGTATAACAATAACACTACAGTTTATTGCAATGAACATGTTTAACTTTATGGAAACGTTTTTCTTTATTAGTTTAGGAATCACCTTTATTTTGATCTTATTGTTGGTATATCACTTTAAACAGCGCATTTTGGCTGTTGAACAAAAGGGCGATACGTTGTTTGAGATTATCAATAATTTGATTATGGAAACGAGTACACTCAAGCAATATATTCGATCATTGCCCATGTTTTTCAATAGAGGAGGACCTGTTGAATCGCCGCAAAATACAGTGATTATGCATCAGCATCGTCCAGTCCAACCCGATCAGGACGAGGACGAAGACGATGAAGAGGAAGAGGATGAGGAAGACGATGAGGAAGACGAGGAATACGATGAGGATGAAGAGGACGTGGAGGAAGATGATGAGCCGAATCCAAAAATCGTTGTTTCTGACGACGAGTATGGATCCAATATTGAGATGGAGATTAACGAAATGAGCGAATTTTTAGCTACCATGAAAGACAACCAAGCACTAGAAGAAGAACAAGAAGAAATTGGCGCATTGAATCTCGACGAACTCGAATTGCAAGAGGATATGGTCGAAGAAGCCGAGACCAACGTTGAAATGGAAGATGTCGAAGAGATTGAAAACGTTGAAGAAACCGTATCTGAGATCAAATCAGAAAAACTACAAAATACTTCATCTGTGAACGAAGATGACACAACAAAGAAAACGGTGGATTTAGGAATAGTACCCGATTATCGCAAAATGTCGCTCTCCGAATTAAAAACCGCCGTCTTGGCAAAATCATTGGCCCAAGATGTCAGCAAAATGAAAAAGAATCAGCTATTGCAATTGTTGGGAATGTAATAGACCTACCCCCCCTCAGGAAGATTACACATATATCACCTTTAGCAGTTCGATCTTCATCGGCGTAAAAGCATACAATAAAATACCGGAATAGTATAACCTAACTATATACAGTAATAGATCGATATATAGAATGAGTATTCACAGTGTTTATCCCCTCCCCGACGTCTCGAGATACACATCTTCCAAAGGATACACTACCAACAATCAATACGAGGGCGTCCCCCCCATGATGAGCGATAGCCGCGCTCTCATTGCTTCTTGGCAACCACAATCCGAACTCAATGGACGTATTATCCAAGAAAACAACTTGAAATCCAACTGGCAATATCGCAAATATATGATGGACAATGCCGACGTTATTCGCGAGTACAATGCTCGTGAAGCCTATACGGATGTTGGATATTACGAGCCCTACCAAGATAACAATGGCCAAGCCGTGCCAACATCAACCAACAAGCCCTATATGTATACTTCATTTAGCGATAATTCCAAGCCTATTGGATATCAGACGAGCGATCTAAAGCAACTCTATTTATCACGTGAAGAATTGAACTCGCGCAAGTTTGTTGCCGCCATTTCTACGAACCAACAATAACATCTTTTTCCAAGAAAACCTAATAAATATACTCGTCTATCATCTAGTATATTTATAGTAAATCGAGCTATGCGTCTTCTCAGTTTTGATATCGGTATTAAAAACATG